TTCATCTGTGTAATGTGCGTAGGCGGAGTCGTGCAATCTACTAGCTGCATCAACCCCCGATAGAGCCGGCTTATCACCAAACTCAACCGATTCCTGCCATTTTCCGTCAGACCAATAAGGTCCGATATAATTCTCCATGTTGTTTGTGCCCCGCCCTGACACTGATTCTTTTCACAATAGGTACCAGCTATCAAACTGGATTCTGACCTTACGAATCGTTCTACAGATCAACAGCAGTGAACACAGTCAAAAGCCTGTAGTCCACACACTGCGTCAATGAAGAGTTGTGGCAAGCCTCGCGCAATTGTTGCACGGCTTCACCGATCGAGACCCCATATCTCTCTAAAAAGAAAACCTCCGTTTCCACACAAGCTTTATGCCGGTTGACAGCCAGCGACTTGTATTGTTTCCGCTCGTCATGAAAATCTTTGACTTTGACATGTTTGAGTTTGCTCAGGCAAATCCGCGCGTATTCAGCGAACACAGCGATAAAACCTGCCTCATGTTGCAAACCATGCAACATTCCTTTCACTTCTCCTTCCTGCAACAGACGAAGGGAAAATCCGAGTTTCGGCAAGCGCTTGCCCAACTTAGGGCCTAGCACAAAACCTCCTTCAACGGGCCAGAAAAGTGATGAGCAATACTCAACTTCATGCCACTCAGTACTAATCTTGATCTTGGCATTAAAGCCCAAAGTCAAGAAACCGGTGCACAGCACTTTCTTCAACACACGTTGCCACGCGATGGGCAAATGCCCTTCGATAACCATGAGGTTATCATCGCCATGTACTAACATGCGTCCCAAACAAGGATAGACTGAACGGAACTTTGCCAAGCACCATTTCATCGTCATACCATTGTTTAGAGAATTGCGACAAGACGTATCAGCAGCTCCGCTAATCATGGTGTAATCAACACCATATTTGCAGCCTTTGCTGGTATAACCAAAAGCTTTGGTCATCGACGTCATCGCATATGCAGTGCCCCCGTAAGCAGCGATGCCACACTTTTCATAAGCGATAGCTCCGTTGCAATAGCACCCTTCTCCTTGGCAAGAGTCATAGCGACTGGCATCACACTCAATAATGGTGACATCACGGTCATCATACTGAGCTCGCCAGTTGCCTATCTCCTCTGCAGTCATCCCGGATGTATAACAAACATCATGTTCAGCATTCCACTGGGAGGACAAAACCTTGGAGAATTTGTGCATGAAAGGCCCAGTGCTGACACTCAATCGGTCAGTCCCTGCCTGGATGGCCCGCGGATCGAAATCTTCCGGTTCGGGGCCTCCTTTCATGGTCAATTCACGTTTCACGAACAAAGAGCGTTGAAAATCTTCCTGACAAAGATCTTTCTCAACTAGAGACAACCAAGCTGCCTCATGTCTAGCTCTTTTAGCGGGAGTAAACCGTTCATTCCACCTCTCAAAGTCAAAGCGCAAGTCATCACCATCAATGACAGGCCAATCCTTAACTTCCTCCCTGGTCATAGCATACACCTCTTCCCAAGCTTCCAAATTGGGTGGGGGCGTAGCGACCAACGCACGGTTGACGGCAGCCACAACCTCGTTATTCTTCGAGGCGTAGGGCACGACAGGGATATAAGAGCTGAAAGTAACAGCCACCGGATGAAATTGAGGTCTATCCTCAACAACTTCCCTTTCTGTGTTTGTGATGCGGGCAGAACTTTTGAGCTGCTTGAGCGGCATCGTAGATTCAACCCCAGGCAAACCATTGGGCCAAGCTTTCTTCGCATCAAACGAAGGGCCGGGCACCGATCTCCTATCCAGGTTGTAGGCCTCAGCTGTTTCATAAACAGCATCAACAGACCCACAACACAACAAGTTGGTCCAATCCAAAGCCAAACTCTGGGTTAGGGCCAGGTACAGGCGCCGCATACGAGGAG